CAGTAAGTTTAAAAGGAGTGCTCAGAAGGAAGTTAATTATCTTGTAAAAGAATTTGAGTGTAGAAAATCTGCAAGTGCATATGCTCGTGCTGCTACATCTCGTACTGGAGTTCTGGACACTACTAAGTTAAACACTTACAAATTCAATGAAGATCTTTTTAGAAAGGTAACTACTCTTCCTGATGGTAAGAATCATGGATTGATATTTGTTCTTGACTGGTCTGGATCAATGTCAGATGTTCTTTTAGATACAGTAAAACAACTTTATAACCTAATATGGTTCTGTAAGAAAGTTCAGATTCCTTTTGAAGTATATGCTTTTACTAATGAGTGGAGCTCTAGACACACACATGAGACCCCTCTTAAAGAACATCATGAGGAAAAAGAGTTCTGTATGAAGATTGAAAAAGATTTCTCTATGGTTAATTTCTTAAGTAGTAGGACAAAAAATTCTCAACTTGAGAAACAGATGTTGAGTCTCTTCAGACTTGCTACTTCAATGGATCATTTGGGAAGACAAAATTATTATGGATATCCTTACCAGTATCCAACTAGACTTTGTTTGTCTGGTACTCCATTGAATGAGGCTTTAGTTTCTCTTAATACTATTATCCCAGAGTTCAGAAAGAGAACTAAGGTTGAGAAGATTCAATGTATTACTCTTACAGATGGTGATGCACATCCTCTTAGATACAGTGCAATGTGTAAGGCTAGGTATTGGGAAGAAGATGGTGAAACGTATCTAGGAGGAAGATCTTGTTCTAATGGAAAAACTTTCATTCGTGATAGAAAGACTGGTAAGACTTATTTTTGTAAGAGTGAGTATCATCATTTCACTGCTGCTGTATTAAATCAACTTAGAGATAGGTTCTCTTCTACAAATTTCATTGGTATTAGAGTACTTCCACCAAGAGATGCAAGTCATTTTATTAGAAGACATTGTGATTATGATTTCAATAAGACACAAGAAATGGTGAATTCTTGGAAGAAGAATAGATCTTTTGGTATCCCTAATGCAGGGTATCANACTTACTTTGGATTAGCTTCAAACAGTCTTAGTAATGATACTGAATTTGAAGTTAAAGAAGACGCTACTAAGGCACAGATCAAACGTGCTTTTGGTAAGAGTCTTAAGGGTAAGAAAATGAACAAGAGAGTTCTTGGTGAGTTTATTAGTTTAATCGCATAAACCACTTTAATAAGTGTCACAATCTACCCAGACAATGACACTTTTATCCTTTATAATGAATACATACAAACGAAATAAACATGACATTTGAAACTAAAGTGGATCCAAACACAGTTATTGACAACTTAAGAGATCTCTTTGGGGACAGTCTCACAGCGGCGGATGTACGTGGGTACTGTGCCTCGAACGGAATTAGTAGTTACCAATACTTTTGCACCAGATACTTGAATGAATTTAAGATTGGTCGTGGTAAGTGGAACTTGAAAACACAAAAGAAAGCAGTTGAACTAGAACAAACTTTCTCTGCTCCTTCTGCTGAACCTGCACCAGTTGAAAAACAGAAGTTGATCCCAGATAAGGATCCTACTTATGTTAAGTTTGGAAATTTCTCTGATGTTAAGAAGATTATCCAATCGAAACAATTTTACCCTGCATTTATTACAGGACTNTCTGGTAATGGTAAGACCTTTAGTGTTGAACAGGCCTGTGCTCAATTGGGTAGGGAATTGATTCGTGTTAATATTACAATAGAAACAGATGAAGACGATCTTATTGGTGGGTTCCGCCTTGTTAATGGCGAGACGGTCTGGCATAATGGCCCAGTCGTTGAAGCACTCGAAAGGGGATGCATCTTACTTCTGGATGAAGTGGACCTTGCATCTAATAAGATACTTTGTCTTCAATCCATCCTCGAAGGAAAAGGAGTCTTCCTAAAGAAAACTGGTAGATTCGTATCACCTTCTAAGGGATTTAATATCATTGCTACTGCAAACACTAAGGGTAAAGGATCCGAGGACGGTAGATTTATTGGTACTAATGTATTGAATGAAGCTTTCCTTGAGAGATTCCCTGTTACTTTTGAACAACAGTATCCTTCAGTTGCTATAGAGAAGAAGATTCTTCAACAGTTATCTGATGATGATCAGTTCTGTCAGAAACTAGTTGATTGGGCAGACATCATTCGTAAGACATTCTATGATGGTGGAGTAGAGGAAATTGTTAGTACTCGTAGGTTGGTACATATTGTACGTGCATACTCAATCTGGAAGAACAAGGAAAAGGCAATTGAAGTTTGTGTAAATCGTTTCGATGATGAAACAAAACAGGCTTTCCTTGACTTATATGATAAAGTAGATGCAGATGTAAATTTTGGAAACGAGGAGGAGAAACCAAATGAAGGACTTGTGGAAGAATTACAAATCCCTTCTGTTTGAGACCTTTCCTGATCTTGCCCATGACTCAACATGGGCAGAGTGGGAATCTAAAGGAACCAGTTTAAAGGCAGATATCTTTAAGAATGATTGGTTCATTAAGTCTAGAGCAGTAGATATCTGGAGTAAGAGATCCAATATCTATAACAACATCATCTATCCTAAGACTGGAAGTAACCTTCCCTGTTTTGGTATGGATCTTATGGGATTCACTGATAAGAAGGTCATTATTGTTTTTGACTTTCAACATCCTACAGAGAATTTTTTATTTGGTGTTGAGGGGTTACCTAAAGGAAGAGGAGATTATAGGTTCTTTGAACCAGGCAATCATTTCTCAGAAAATATCTACATTCAATATTGTAAGGCAGATGAAGTTGATGAACATCTTGATATGTTTAAGAAATACTTGACTGCATATAAAACTATGGTAGAATGTAGTATGCCAACTGAAGAAGATACGACGGTGTATAAAGACTTTGATAAGTATATGACTAAACTTGATCCTGTTGGTGGTTATCTTACTGGTATATTCGGTAAGGAGAAAGCAGAGTCACTAGTGAATGACTTTTTATTCTGCTATGGTTAATGCATGGGCACTAGCTGCTTCAATATTGGATGGAACATTTGATGAGGATTATCCTATTATGACTGATGATGACAAGAACCGAGTAACGCCACAAGAGAGTGATGAATACGATCCACCAAAAACAAAAAGAGAGGATTTCTGGATAGATGATCCAACACCAGATACTATTCATATTGATACCAGTAATTATCAAAATGAAACTCTAACTATTACTGGTGGTGAGGATCAATTAAGTTTTAATACTGCTGAAGAGGGTGAAGATTGGGTAAAGGCTCATGGTGGATATGAATGGACTCCTGGCAGTGCATGGCCACCTAATGATGAACCAAATCCATTTCCTTCTGATCCCATATCGGATAATGATGATCAAATAGCACATCATGTTCCTACTTATGAAGATGCAATGATGCCAGGCATAGAGGAAGAAAAACGTAAGTGGATTTATGAATCTCCTGATGGTGGAAAGACTGTTTATAGACATGAACTTGGAAAAGATCCATTAAAAAGGGAACTTGTTCCACAAGAAAATAATGCAAATGATATTGAGTTTAAGTATAATGAAGATGTAACTTTGAAAGAAGTGGAAGAGTATGTAAAGAGTACATACAAATCTCATTATGCTAATGATAACAAGACTCAGACTCTTGATCTCATTGATTCAATAGGCGATGCTGAGTCCTTTAGTAAAGCAAACGCCATTAAATATCTTTCTCGTTTTGGTAAGAAAGATGGAAAGTCAAAGTTTGACATTCTAAAGGCAATACACTACTGTATATTACTATACCACTTCTCTGGATTACATAATGACAACTAAAACCCCAATGAAATTATCTGATAGAACTGTTAATTTACTTCGTAATTTTTCAACAATTAATCAATCTATTCTGTTTAAACAGGGTACTAGACTTCGCACGATTAGTGTGATGAAGAACATCCTTGCAGAAGCTAATATTGATGAAGACTTTCCACAGGACTTTGGGGTATATGATCTTGGACAGTTTCTCAATTCTTTGAGTTTGTTTCAAGAACCAGAGTTAAATTTTACTGGAGAGAGTTTCGTCACGGTGAAGGAAGGTAAGCAAAGATCAAAATATTTCTTTGCAGATCCTAGTGTTATAGTTTCCCCACCAGATAAACAGTTGTCTCTTCCTTCAGTGGATGTTGAGTTCTCATTGACTAGTGCTCAATTAGACAGACTACTTAAGGCTGCAGCAGTTTATCATCTTACTGATTTATCAGTAGTTGGAAATGGTAAAGAGATTAAATTAAAAGTACATGATCGTAAGAATGATACTTCTAATGATTTCTCTATCATTGTTGGTGTAACTGATAAGGAATTTGAATTACACTTTAAGGTTGAGAATATTAAAATTGTNCCTGGCACATATGAGGTTAAGATCTCTCGCAAACTTCTTGCGGAATTCAAAGCATCTGAATATGATCTGACTTATTATATTGCTCTTGAACCTGATCTTACTTGGAAGGATTAATGTGGTATGTTATAGGATGGACTATAGTTACACTATGGTTACTATCAAAATTGGGTGTATTTAAAAAATGATCAAACACATTGATACTAAAGAGTACATGCAAGATGGATGGGATTCAGGCCCAACTGGGGCCCATCCATACAAACGTGGCAGTAGACATAATAAAATAGGCATGTGGATTATGTGGCTTTTCTATATCGTAGTAACTGCTCAGGTAGTCTATGCCATATCTGTTATTCCTTTCTGGCCTATAACTGCAATGTTATTAATTGGATTATTGTTTGGTGCTTATGTTGTAATTACTGCAAAAAGTAATGGACATTAGACTTGACTAAATTATGGAGGGTATGGAAGTATGCCTTGGGAAGTTTCGAGGATAATAAGACTGCAAAGTATGATAATGCAGTCTGTATTATTCGTACTTTTATTTTTGTTAGTTATCTCGTTACTAACTGTTTTATTACTGCTGGTGTAATTAGACACTGGAATCCACCAAATCAAATACAAAGTTATGACCAAGAAAACCAGAGAAGAATTAATTCTTGAGTTTGCGGAATTTACCGCAGATAAAATGACCGAGGATACACTTAAAAGGATAGCTGTTATTACTTTACTTGCTAACATCGATCCCAAAAGTACCCTTGAAGATTGGGAAGATTATGTTGCAAGACTGGATCCAAATATGGAAAGTGAAGATCTATTGCAGATGATTCAACCTCATGTTATAATGAAGCAACCAGAAGAGAGTACAAGTGCTCAGGTATCCGAATCTTAAAGATCATATCTTTGAGTATCCTCTTCTATCTGAACATGAATGTGATCAGATAGTATCCACATTGGATGAGGAGGATGACTGGGATACTTTTGTATGGTATAATAGTGATCATGAACATGTGGATGTTGATAAACAATCACGTTTA